CTGGAATGGCAACGCAGGGTCAAGCTAGATCAAATGCAAGAGGTGGCCTTGGAGGTGGTAATCGTCCTGGTAATGCTGGCATATCTAGTCGCTCTAATCTGGTCGGTGATGTTGCACCAGAAGGGTCGATTGGGGGTTTGGTTGGTATGACGATCATGGCGTTTCTGTTCGCAATCATGTTGCCGGTGATGATGTTCATGTACATCGATATGCACAAGCTCAGGCTGGAGAACGAACGGATCACGCAGAAGATTGGCAAGTACCGACAACTGATTGAAAGGTGCGACAGGTGAGTGAACAACAGGACAAAGCGCTGGGGGTTCTAGACCGCATATTGTCGTATGTGGATAGTCCGTTTAAACTCATTGCGCTGCTCATTATGTTTTTGTTTGGTTTTTGTGCGTGGTTTGTCTACGCCAACCAAGAATTGCTGGTTGGTGCCTACAAAGAAAGCCAGAAGCTTCCAACAATCAATGAGGCCCGGGTTGAAGACGCTGCTTCAGTGCTGATTAAGTACGGCGGCGCACAGACGGTAACTATTTTTAAGGTGAAGTGATTACCACAAGCCACAAAGCGAAATCGGCCTGTGGTACGTCGAGGTTGGCGTCACCTACGGCTGTCGAATCTCTGTACCACCGGACGCAACACGTTTCATCGGTCAAATTACCATCGGGTTCAAAGATCGACCTGAAAGCATAGAGGACATCCAGTCCCTTATGACTATCGCTTCTTCAATGTTAACCAAAAAGAGTTACTAATGCTAACACTACTATCCACCCTTATTTCCTTCCTAATGGGCGGTCTGCCCAAACTGCTGGATTTCTTCCAAGACCGGTCGGACAAGAAGCATGAGCTAGAACTGGCTCAGATGCAGATCGCCCGGGAGCTTGAGATGCGCAAAATGGGGTTTGAAGCCCAGGAGCGGGTTGAAAACATCCATACCCAGCAGTTGGAGATGGAAACCAAATCCAACGAAAAGATCTCTGTCATTGCCGCCCAACAGGCTGAGATGCAGGCTATCTACGCACATGACTCATCTTTAAACGAGGGAACTAGCCAGTGGATGAAGAACCTGCGTGCCAGCGTGCGACCGGTCATCACCTACGGGTTTTTCGTCCTTTTGGTTGGGATCGACGCAGCCCTGATTTGGCACGGGTTTAAATATGATGTGTCGTTTGCAGATATGTCTGACCAGCTTTGGGACAACGACACCCAAGCCCTGTTTGCCAGCATAATTGCATTTTGGTTTGGCGGTAAGGCTTTTGGCAAATGACAACACTGTACGCCATTAAAAACGTGCAATCAGGTAAGGCTTATGTTGGCAGTACCGTAGGTTTTAATGCTCGTATGACTACGCACAAACGGATGCTTAAACGTGGCAACCATCACTGCCAACATTTGCAACGTGCTTGGAATAAATATGGCGAACAAAATTTTGTTTTTGTTCAGATTGGACAGGCCAATAACCAAAAAGAAGTGCGCGAACTTGAGCAGGCATTCCTTGAGTTGTTTTTTGGCAAAGACCTGTATAACACCAAATGCTGTGCGGTAGGCATGCCAAGTGGCGATACACATCCAAGCAAACGTGCCGATTGGCATATGAAATTGTTGTCTGAAATGACAACACCTGAAGAACGAAAAGAAAAATATGGCAAATCAAGCCGTGGACGCAAACGCGACCACGACACCTATTCCGCTGGCGCTAAAAAGCAGTGGGCCGACCCGGAGCAGCGAGCCAAGAAGATGCAGGCTATGCGCGGGAAGCGGGAGGTGGTAACGTGCCCACACTGCGGCACCCAAGGCGGGGGTGGAAATATGCGCCGGTACCACTTTGATAGGTGCAAAAATGCAAGTGTCTGAAAAGTGCATGAAACTTATACGCCATCATGAAGGTGTAAGACAAAAGGCTTACAGATGCCCGGCCAAGTTATGGACGATTGGCGTTGGGCATGTGTTGTACCCTGAACAGGGTAAGCTAAAGCTAGAGGACAGGATGTCTGTTTCCCTGCGCCCGGAGGATGACCGGGTGTTCTCCATGGAGGAAGTCGATGGAATTCTTAGAGCAGATTTGCAACGTTTCCAGCGCGGGGTGCTTCTTTACTGTCCTGGCAGTCTTACACAAGGCAATTTTGATGCTCTTGTGTCTTTTTCTTTTAACGTCGGCCTTGGCACCCTCCAGCGTTCGACGTTGCGTCAAAAGCTCAATCGTGGCGATAAAGAGGGTGCTGCGGAAGAGCTATTGAAGTATTGCATGGCTGGTGGCAAAATCCTAAAAGGGCTTCAAAACCGCCGGATCGATGAACGCGCCCTGTTCTTGTCGTAGGATTACAGATGCCGCTCAAAAAACTGAAGCTCACAGCCGGTGTAAACAAAGAAAACACCCGCTACACCAGCGAAAACGGTTGGTATGAAAGCCAATGGGTGCGGTTTCGCCAAGGCACTCCTGAGAAGATTGGCGGCTGGGCGCGTATCTCTGCCAATACATTCCTTGGTCTTTGCCGTTCCTTGTGGAACTGGATCACGCTTGGCGGTCTTAATTTGCTTGGCGTTGGAACAAACCTAAAGTTTTACATTGAAGTTGGCGGAGTTTACAAAGACATTACGCCAACTAAACCCTTGGTTACGTTAACCAATCCGTTTGCCACAACTTCAGGGTCTCCAACTGTTACCGTCACGGATGCCGCTGGCGGGTTCCTTAACGGTGACTTTGTCACGTTTACAGGTGGTACTGCCGTTGGCGGGCTAACAATTGCAGGTGAGTACCAAATTACTAAGGTATCTTCTACCTCATACACCATTACTGCGTCATCAAACGCCAGCTCAACAACTACCGGCGGTGGTACTGTTTACGCTGTTTACCAGATAAACGTTGGCCCAAGCTATCAAACGCCTTTGACTGGATGGGGTTCTGGTTCTTGGGGTTCTGGAACATGGGGGTATAGCACTCCATCGACAGATGCTATGCGTTTGTGGAGCCAAATGAACTTTGGCGAAAACCTTCTTTTTGGGCCCCGGGGCGGGCCTATCTATTACTGGACGGCTACGCTTGGCATAAACTCGCCAACGTTTACAGTAACAATTGCTTCTCCGGGTGTTGTAACGACCACGGTTGAACTCAATGACGGAGACCCTGTTATTTTGCAAACCACCGGGGCATTGCCTACGGGCTTGTTGGTGGGAACTGTTTACTATGTAGTTAATTCAAGCGGTACTACATTCTCTCTTGCGGCAACGCAGGGGGGGACGGCTATTACCACAACCGGATCGCAGAGTGGAACCCACTCGATCTCCAACCGAGGGATAGATATTTCTTACCTAGGCGGGGATGCCCAGACCCCACTGATGCAGAACTACATCATGGTTTCTGACACCTTGCGGTTTGTCTTTGCTTTTGGAACAAATGACTACGGCAGTACGGTTCAGAACCCTATGTTGGTTCGCTGGTCGGACAAAGAAAGCCTGACCGTTTGGGATCCTGATGAGGTCAACCAAGCAGGCAGTTCTTTGCTTTCTCATGGGTCTGAGATCGTCACGGCAATTCAGACTCGCCAAGAACTTGTAGTGTTTACAGATTCATCTTTATACTCCATGCAATATCTTGGAGCCGAGCCATGGTGGGGCACCCAGCTACTGGGTGACAACATATCCATCATCAGTCAAAGCGCAGTCTCATTGGCCTCCGGCGTTGTGTTCTGGATGGGTATTGACAAGTTCTACAGATATGACGGTAGGATTCAGACCCAGCGTTGTGACCTGCGCCAGTATATTTACGGCGATATTAACTTGGGCCAAAGCCAGCAGGTTTTCTCCGGCACCAACGAAGGCTTCAACGAGGTTTGGTGGTTCTATTGTTCAATTACTGGGCCTGACGGAACCGGAACGCCAAGCAACCCCAATACAATCGTTGACCGATATGTTGTCTTTAATTATGTTGAAAACAACGGGGAAGGCGTTTGGTATTACGGAGAACTTGGACGCACCGCATGGTTGGATACCGGGCTTCGGAATAATCCAATTGCCACGACATATTCCAACAATATTGTTAACCATGAATTTGGAACTGATGACAATACAGGCGCAAACCCAGTAGCCATATATTCATTGATCAGTTCTGCTGAATTCGATATTGACGATGGCGACAAGTTTGGTTTTGTCTGGCGCATATTGCCAGATATTACATTCCGGGGATCTACAGCAGAATCCCCAACCGGTACAATGACCTTAATCCCAATGCAGAACTCTGGTTCTGGGTACAACAATCCTACGTCGCAGGGTGGGGTTGATTATGCTTCTGTGACTAGAACTGCCACTGTTCCGATTGAACAGTTTACCGGTCAGGTATATGTCAGGGTGCGTGGTCGTCAGATGATTATGCAGTTTGAGAACGAGCAAATTGGTTCTCAATGGCAGCTTGGTTCACCTCGCATCGACATCAAACAAGATGGACGCAGGGGTAACACATGACGTTAATTGTTACGTCGAACTCCGCTTTAGCTAGGGTTGTACCGCCCAACCTTCCTTTGGCACCGCTGAGTTATGAATCTGCATATCAAGAACAGTTAAATAACGTTCTGCGTCTGTACTTCAACCAGCTAAACAAGATTGTGGGACAGCTTATGGCAACTACATCAACCGTTCCTGTATCTATTGGCGGGACAAACACGGATGCCTTTGGGCGTTTGCGCGTCAGCCAACCCTATACGCTGTTTGACAGCCAAAGCCGCTACGCTTCTGATAACCAATTTGACACCTCAACCACCGGAACCGGCTCTTCCACGTTTAACACCAACCAGTCAAGCGTCAGCATGAGCGTAACGGCTGGAGGTGTTGGCTCTGTGGTTCGCCAGACATATCGCAGTTTTCCTTATCAGCCGGGAAAAGGATTATTGGTTCTTGCCACATTCCAGATGGATACAAACACTAGCGCAAACCTCACCCAGCGGGTTGGCTATTTCAATTCCCAAAACGGAGTCTTTTTCCAAAAGGTCGCAAGCACCAATTCATTTGTAATGCGGTCTTATACCGGAGGTTCAGTGGATGACACCAGAACGGTAAACCAGACAGACTGGAACGGAGACAAGCTAGACGGTACAGGAGATTCTGGAATAACTCTTGACCTTTCACACCCGCAGATTCTATGGATGGACTTTGAATGGCTGGGTGTGGGCTCGGTACGCTGTGGCTTCATCATTAACGGCCAGTACATTGTCTGCCATACGTTTAACACGGCAAACGTTTACGGGACAACTGTTTACATGACCACCGCTATCCTGCCGGTGCGTTATGAAATTACCACTGCAACCTCTGCGTTGGCGGCAACCTTGACCCAGATCTGTTCTTCCGTTGTATCGGAGGGGGGTTTTGAGCAGACATCGATTGACCATGTGGCGCGACGCACCACAGTTCTATCTACCATTGGCACAACCTTCCTGCCGTTGGTTTCTATCCGTCTAGCTTCTGGACGCACTGGCGCTGTGGTTCTTCCCAACCGGGTGCAGGTTCTTCCCACAACCAGCCAAAACTACGAGGTGGCTCTGTATAAGAATGCCACCCTAACTGGAGCAACATGGGCGGCAACGGTTCCCTCGGATTCCAATGTGGACTACGATGTGGCGGCAACTGCCATGACAGGTGGAACCATTGTTCAAACAGACTTTGTCACAGCTACCGGCTCTGGAGGCGTGAGTGAAACTAGCCTACCAAACGCTTACAACTGGGACTTGCAGCTAGGCGCAACAATTTCAGGAACAAGTGACACCTACACAGTTGGAATCAGGACGGTCTCTGGGGCAACAACGGGCGATGCGGTTGGCTCTTTGTCTTTCTATGACCTGACGCAGTAAGGACAAGACATGACCAAGCCCCCACACAATCTAAAAGGTATTGCCTCTCTCTTGGCTGAAAAAGGGCGTGGTGGTGACACCATGCTGGCTCATATCAACCCGCAAGAAGCAGCGTTGCTAAAAGCCCTGGGCGGGTCGGGAACCATTAACCCTGAGACTGGGTTGCCTGAGTATGGGTGGAACCCGTTAAAAGACCTCCAACAAGCCGCTGAAAAATTGTATGACAACACTGTAGGCGTAGTTGTCGGCCCAAATTCGATTACAGGCGATATTGTAGAAGGTGCCCGCGATCTTGGCGGAAGCGCTGTTGCAACAATCAGAAATTTTACCGGCGATACAGCTGAGTCTATTCAAAAGGTTGCTAGCCAATTGGGTCAGACAGTAGAGAATATTGCAAGCGACCCAAAGAAACTAGCCGCACTCGCTTTGATCGTTGCTTTTCCAGAAGCTGCGGGAGAGCTAGGTGAATACATCATGGGCCAAAGTGGCGCCATAGGCGCGGTTGATGCTGTTTCTGGAGTTCAAGCGGCCAGCGCTTATTCTGCAACATCTCAGGTTGTGGGCCAGACCGCAATTAACTACGCATTAAACGGTGGTGATTTTGACAAAGCAGCAAAAGCTGCGGCATTACAGTATGGAGTGCCAGCGTTATCCAATGATGTGGTTAAGACATTTACTCCCCAAGACATGGGTGAGTTTACCAAGCTGGTGAATAAATATGGGCCAAAGATAGCATCTGATGTCGGCGTTGCCGCCATTATGAAGCAAGATCCGCTTGCCGCGCTTGTACTTGGTGGAGCATCTGCTGCTACCGATGTTATTTTGACTAAATCTGGCATTGTGCCAAATATAGAAAACTTGTCTCCGGCGCAGAAAGATCTGGCGTTTAAAGTTATTGCCGCAAAGATTAAGGGCACAGACCCGTACAACGCCGCAGCATCTTCAATTCTTGGTTCCGGTATTGCTGCTGCTCGTAATATTGTACAAGCTGAAAAATCGTTGGGGACGCCGCTGTCTGAAAGGCAAATGACAGTTATAGCGAATCAGGTAGATCCCAATGCTGGAAAGATGGCATCTTATACGGGTGTGGATGGACAAGAAAGAGAATACTATTCCTCAAACGACTCTAAAGCGGACGGTGTTCGGGTAAGCAACACTATAAATTTATTCCAAGTTGAAAAAGAATTAGGCATTGAACTGCCAGAAGACCGTTTTGACACATTGGTAAGTGGCTCCTACAAGGATCCTAGCGCTATGTATCAAGCCGCTCGCACACAGTATGAGCAACTTGATAATATGGCTCAAGGGCTGGGTTACGAAAATTACGCTGACCAGCAAGCTCGGATTGCGGCTGGTAATCCCATCCCTCAGTTTGACAGTATTTACCAACAATTGGTGGCTAACAGCTATGGCGTTACAGACCCCAAAGAATGGAAGGCGCACGGCGACGATTATATAGCTCAGGATAATGCTACTAATGGTGGCTTTGACAGCCTTGAGGAATACCGTGAGGCTGCTTCGCATGGAATATATAGCGCCGACCGCTGGAAAGATTATCAAGATACAGTACTTAATGCAGATCAAAATAAAACCACAACCGACACTGGTACTGTAACCGACACCGGTACTGTAACTGATCAAACCACCACAAAACCTGCTGACCAAGAAACAGATTTAACCAACCCGGTTGAAACGGTAACTGAAGATCAGCTTGCGCAAGCCATTGGGTTTCCTGACCGAGATACATTCTTCAGGTTCAATGGCGACATCAATCTGTACAAAGAGGATGTAGCGGCAAAAAATGCCGGATTCGCAAACGAGTACGAATATAAAACCGCTAAAAGTTACGGGTATACCGACCCCGCTGCTTGGGAAGCTAACAAAGGCGATGAGGAAAACGCTCGGGCGCAGGGATATGAAAATGCTGCGGACATGCGAGCCGCCAATGCCGCTGGTTATTACTACAAATGGATGGCGGATGCCTGGAAAGCCCACAAAGCCGAACAAGAAAGCCAAGACACAATTGCCGGTGGTGGACAAGATACGCTTACCGGGGGTGGTGGACAAGACACATTAACTGGAGGCGGACAAGATACAGTTAGTGGCGGGGGGCAAGATACGGTCAGCGGCGGAGGCCAAGATACGGTTACCGGCGGTAGTGGGCAAGACACGCTAACTGGAGGCGGTGGGCAGGATACACTGACTGGAGGGGGTGGCACCCAAACCGGTGGTGGCAAAACTGGGCCTTTGACTGCTGCTGAGATCAAGCAGTACGAGGATGAATTCTCCAAATACCTCGATTCGCTGCAATCGGGAGCAACAATCCCCCCAAATTACGGCGTCCAGGATTTGGGCATTACGCCTGAAAACTGGAAATCATTTGATGAAAACCTGCTTTCTATGCAGGAAGCTGGACAGCTCCCGTCCCAGTGGAAGCCCGGAGAGGGTGGTAAATTTACCTACACATCAGACGATGGCAGTACGCTGACAATTGATGCGTCGGGAAATATTGTTGGCTACACCGAGGCTCCCAAAGGCAACCTGATTACCGATGTAACTTCAACCAGCAGCACAGGCGGCGGCGGGAGTACAGGTGGTGGTGGTAAGACAGGTGGTGGTGGGGATACAAGTACTAAAACAACCACCACAACCTCAAACTCAGGAACCACAACCGTTGTCACCCCGGCCACAACTCCAACGTCTGGGTTTAATTGGCTTCCTTTGTTGGCTCTTTTGGGGTCTGGCGGTCAGTCTTCACAACCACAGCCAACACCGCTGGCGGACATAAAATACTATTACGACTTTGGCGATGATCTTGGGCAGGCTATAGAGGCCAAAAAAGAGGGAAAGCCACAGTTTGAATTCTTTGACGGCGGAGAGGTTGACAATCTCTCCGTTGATGATTTAATCAGAATGCTAAAAGGGGATTGATATGGGGATACAAATCGTTGGATACGACTTCAATGACGACCCAATATATGACTGGGTGGATGATGAGTCTGACCAAGTGTATACCGGCAATTATGATTTCAGCAGTTCTGACTTGGCATCTATTGGTCAGGGAGCTGAAGACATTTATAGCGGTAGCAGCTCTAATATCTATCCCGATGGTTACGGTGGATATGTAAACGGTAACGGTGAACCCGTAACTATTGTCAAAGATGCAGATGGCACATTAAAGACCAGCACGGGTCAAGCCCTGCCAAGCACAGATGCTCTTGGCAACCAATTCCATGAAAGCATTGCGGGCGGCACCCCAACCATTGATACCAACCTGCAATCACAAATAGCCAAACTGCCCGGTGGCGCTAACTTTGTAAACAGCATTAAAGGATTCTTCCAAAAGAAGGATGCTCAAGGAAACATCCTAAAAGATGCACAGGGCAATCCCCTTTATGACTGGTCAAAGATTATTGCCGCTGGCACCACTGCTGCGTCGCTTAGTGGTTTAAATACGCCAAATCGTCCGCCCACTGGCTATCAGGGGGGCATTCCTTCTTTGACGGCTCTTCGTTCCCAGATTCCGGGAACATATGATCCCAATCGCCGCGCAGGTTCTAGCGGTCAGCGTTATTTCACTGACCTTGCTTATGTTGGAAGAGGAAACACAGACGAAATAGCCGCCGCCAAAACCAGATTGGCTGAGGGGGCGCAGGACATAGTGAAAGAAAACAGAGAGAATCCTGCCTATCAAAAGAAGAAAACGTATGAAAGAACAACCACCGATTCCACTGGTATGTTTAGCATGCCAACAGTTGTCAATGCTGCATCCAACCTGTCCAGCTATATGACGCCGGAGCAGAGACTGGCACAACAAAAGAATACGTCTGCTGTTCAAGCCGCACAAGGAGGTCTTATGGGCATGGCTAAAGGACGATATCTGCGTGGCGAAACCGATGGCATGGCAGATGAATTGAATACATCTATTGATGACAAGCAACCCGCCAAGCTAAGCCATGGTGAGTTTGTTATCCCCGCAGATGTCGTATCTCACTTGGGTAATGGTAACTCCGACGCAGGTGCCAAAAAGCTGTACCAGATGATGGACAAGGTTCGTCAGGCTCGCACCGGAACCAAGAAGCAGGGTAAGCGAATCAACCCCGACAAGTACATGCCGGGTGGCCTTGCATCCATTCCGCAGAACGTTAAGGGGTTTGATGGAACCACCGGAAGCACTGTTAAAAACGTTGGGGCCAACGTTTCCGCTGGCGTTACCGGAACGGAATCCAACCTTTCCAACTGGGCTGGTCAGAACGTGACCAACATCCTTGGTAAAGGCGAAGCCTTGGCAAACAAGCCTTATGAGGCTTACCAAGGCCCGTTGACTGCCGGTGAATCAGACCTGCAAAAGACTGCTTTCCAAAACGCCATCAATTTAAACGTTCCGACCCAGAACATGGGCGGCTATAAAGCTACGGCGTTTGGCGAGGATCAGGCCAAACAGTACATGAATCCCTTCCTGAAGACTGCTCTGGATCCCCAGTTGGAAGAACTGCGTCGCCAACAGCAGATCAATATGCAGGGCGAACTGGGCCGTCTGGGCCGTGCAGGTGGTTATGGCGGTGGCCGTCAAGCTGTTCTGGAAGCCCGTAATGCAGAAGCCTTGCTCCGTGAGCAAAACAAAACTGTCGGCAAGGGCTATCTGGATGCCTATAACAAGGCTATGGAGCAGTTCAATGTTGATCAAGGCATGGGCATGAAGGCTCAAGAACTGACCAACCAATATGGTTTGAGCGCCCTCCAGAAGCAGGCCGAGCTTGGCAAAGAGCAACGTGGCATTGAGTCTGAGGGTATCGCCGCAGACCTTGCCCAGTTTGAACAAGAGAGGTTGGATCCGTACAAGAAGCTTCAGTTCCAGCAGTCTCTGCTTCAGGGTCTGCCGCTTCAGGCTCAGCAATACAACACTGCTGATCAAAGCACCCTTCAGAAGCTTCTGGGGGCTGGTGCTGACTCAGCGGCCATTGTCAAACAACTGCAAGACATGGGCGTTCTTCCTAAGACTGCCACAACCACCACCGGCTAATTGGAATCAATATGAATATCGTACAACTCCAATACAAACTGCGTGACATGCCTTTGTCTGCCATTCAGGCGGCGGCAAATGGCCGTTTCCCAGATATTCCAGAGATGCTTGCCACGATGGAATTGAACCGTCGGGAGCGCATGGAAAAAGCCGCCGCTCAACCTCCCACCAAGTCCATCAAGGAACAGCTGGAAGAGAAGCTAACCTCTCCCCCGCAGGAGCAGATGGGCTTACCCGCCATGCTCCAGCAAGCCCAACAGGCCGGTGGCCCTCCCCAGCAGGATCAGGTTCAGCAACAGATGCCCCAAGGAGCACCCCAAGGCATGCCACAAGGTGTTCCTCAAAGGATGGCGCAAGGTGCCCCCCAAGGGATGCCTCAACAACCTCAGCAAATGCGTGAGGGTGGTGTCGCTGGCCTACCCACTCACAATATGTTTAAACGCTTTGATGAAGGCGGTATTGTTGCTTTTGCAGCCGGTGACAAGGTTGAGAGTGACAAAATGAATGAGGTCACCGCCCAGTTGGAGAATGACTTCCAGTCACAGTTGGCGGCTGATCAAGCAACCCCGTTGCCTGAAGATGCTCAACGGGCGGCTAATATTGTTCGACAGATGCCGTTTGTCCAAGAGGCCCAGCGGGCAATTGAAGCCAATAAGGTTCAGGTCACCACTCCCGAGCAGGAGATGGAGAGGAAGCAGGCTTTGCTTGAGAAATATGGCATCCGTCCTCCCAAGGAAGATGAGCTTGCCCGTATTGCCGCATCCAATGCGGCTTATGAGAGAGACCGCCAAGAACGTGCGCAGTACCAAGGAATGAAGAGTTTGGCCGAGGCCGCTCGACCCAACATCCATGGCAGATACATGCCGGGAACAATCGCAGGGTCAACTTCATCTTTTGGCCTATCCAACCTTGAGGTTGACCGGTCATTCCGAGAGGCTAACGAAAAAGCTCAGGTTGCCGCCAAAGAAGCTCAGCGTGAGTTTAAATTGGGCAATCTAAACGATGCTATCGCAGCCGCCAAGAAGTCAGAGGAATATGACCGTGAGGCCAAGAAGGCGGTAGTCACCGCTTCTGCTCAAATGGCTTCTTATGCCATGTCAGCTACAAGTCAGGTAATGACAAATCAGGAGTCTAAGCGTTACCACGACATGTGGAAAGACATTCAGGACAAGGATCTGAAGATTAAAGCCGCACAGTTGGCTCAACAAGCGCAGACCAACATTCCTGAAGTGTTCCGAAACATCGACAGCTTTGAGAAGCGATATCCTGACATTGCCAAGACCCTAACCCCGGAACAGAAGTTGGAACTCGGGGTGGAGATCTCTAAGTCAGCCAGAGGTATCCCTGACCGCGCAGAAACTGCCTACGACGCTCAGGTTATTAAGGTTCAAAAAGACCGCCAAGAAGCCAGAGAGAAGATGCTCAAGAATTTGCAGATGCAAGCTGACTTGTTGGCTTCTACTGGAAAGGATCCTGAAAAGTTGCAAAAAATCAGGGATGAGATTAAGACCAAGAATGAGCAGATTGAAAAGGACAATCCATTCCCAACCCCTCCTAAAGGTGGTATCGCGGGCCTTCTTGGCCCAAGAACTCCTGCGCCAACAACAACACCACCTCCCCTGCCCGGGCCGGTATCCGATTATGATGCACAAGGTAGACGGGTTACTCGTCCCGCCCAAGCCCCCAATCCTTGATGCAGAGGTTTAAATGACCAAGTTTGCCCGACTTGCAGATGGCAGGATTCTCAGTTTTCCAGATGAGACCCCAGACAATGTCATGGATAGCGTTGTCCAAAGAGCGGTACAAAACCCGGAGTCAACCAAAACCACCGAGGAACTGGAGAAGGTTCCTGCGGCCCCTTCCACATTTAGAGATGTCAGCGAATTCGGAGCCATGTCTCTGGCTGGCGGGATCAAGTCGCTTACCGACTTGTTTGGTGTTGACAACGCTGCCTCTAAAAAAATGGAGGAGCTGCAACTGGAGGCGTTTAAACGTTTAACTCCTGAGCGGCAGCGAGAGCTGGCGATTGAGGAAGAGCTTAAACGTCGGGCCGATGAGGAGGGTAGCTTGTCGGGGATAAAGCAGGCTGGTAAATCATTCCTGCGTTCTCCTCTCCAGCAGACGATTGGGGCTGGTTTCTCCAGCCTCCCGGTCATTGCCGGAGCTGCATTGGCACCCGAGG